AGCAGCGGGCGATGATACCTATCCGGCACGAGTGGATTTTCTGCTTCGGCAAGGAGCCAGTCACAGTCAATCCGACGTGGCGCAAAAAGGAAGCAAGCATTTATTCAGGCGGACGGTATAACAAAATACGTCAGGCGGATGGCTCCTTCCGCATAGCGCGGCGCGGCAATGAGACCGGCGCGTTCAAAAAGATGGAGAGTCTGCTTGAGCTGCCGGAGCAGACCAGCCTTGAATCGGTCACGAAACAGCTCAGTGAAAAAGGTAAGATTCGAGCCGAGCACCCCGCTACTTTCCCGGTGGCATTGCCCTCGGAATATATCGTGGCATTTACCGACGAGCACGATATCGTGGTTGAGCCATTTGGCGGCGCGGGTACAACGCTCATCGCCTGTGAGCAGCTCGACCGAACCTGCTATTGTATGGAGCTGGACGCGCACTACTGCGACGTCATCATAAAACGCTGGGAGAATTTCACCGGTCGCAAGGCCGAGAAAATTGGAGGGTAAAAATATGACCACTTACAAAACCGCAGAGAGTGTCTGCATGGGACACCCGGATAAGCTCTGTGACCTCATCGCGGACAGCATTCTCGACGCTTGCCTCAGGAAAGACAAGTCCTCACGCGTCGCCTGCGAGGTTATGGCTACGAAGGGCAAAATCATCATTGCGGGCGAGATCACCTGCGATGGCAAGGTAGACATCCGCTGGGAGGTGCGCGAGGTTCTCCGCAAGGCTGGCTACAATCCGTGGAAGTTCACGGTCTTCGTGTTCGTCCATAAGCAAAGCAAGGATATCAATGCTGGAGTGACCACTGCATTGGAAGCCCGAAACGGCAGCGAGGAACGCTACGCCTCAATGGGTGCTGGCGATCAGGGCACCGTTTACGGCTACGCAACAAACGAAACCCGTGAAATGCTCCCGCTCCCTCTGGTGCTGGCACATCGTATTTGTAAGCGCGTTGACGAGTGCCGCCGCGATAAAATGATCAAGGGCATTCTTCCAGATGGTAAGGCGCAGGTCACGGTTGAATATGAGGACGGCAAGCCCAAGCGGGTAAAAACCATCGTCATCTCCGTTCAGCACGAAGCCAGCAAAACGCAGGAGCAGCTCTATTCCGACATCAAGCAGAATGTGCTCTGGCAGTGTTTTGAGGATTTCCCGTTTGACAACGATACGGAAATCCTCGTCAATCCATCTGGGCGCTTCGTCGAGGGTGGACCCGCAGCAGACACTGGACTGACCGGCAGAAAGCTGATGGTGGATACCTACGGCGGGCTTGCGCTACACGGCGGCGGTGCGTTCAGCGGCAAAGACCCGACAAAGGTCGACCGCAGCGGCGCATACATGGCGCGGTATATTGCAAAAAATATTGTTTGGGGCGATCTTGCAAAGGAATGCGAGGTCGCTCTTTCTTATGCCATCGGCAAGGCTGACCCGGTTGCCGTAAACATTGACGCTTTTGGCACCAGTGCCTTTACCAATGAGCAGCTCCGCGAAATCGTGCTGTCAGTGTTCAACCTGCGTCCGGCGGCAATCATTGAAAAGCTACGGCTGCGGAACGCCATCTACGAGGACACGGCGACCTATGGACATTTCAATTCCTGTCTGTTCCCGTGGGAGGATACCAGCATGGAGTTGTACAGAGAATTGAGAAAGGCGGCTGAAGCGTATGCAGATAGAAAAGCTAAAAACTGAGCAGCTTGTCCCATCTGACTACAATCCCCGTAAAGACCTGAAGCCCGGCGACACTGAGTACGATAAGCTGAAGCGCTCCATTGAGCAGTTTGGCTATGTAGAGCCGGTCATCTGGAACAAGACCACGGGGCGCGTCGTTGGCGGGCATCAGCGCTTGAAGGTGCTCATTGATATGGGCATCACTGAGGTGGATTGCGTCGTGGTTGAGCTGCCGGAGGATAAGGAAAAGGCGCTCAACGTGGCGCTCAACAAAATCTCCGGCGAATGGGACAAGGATAAGCTGGCGCTGCTCATCGCGGATCTGCAGGGCGCGGACTTTGATGTGTCGCTCACAGGCTTCGATCCCGCCGAGCTTGACGACCTGTTCAAGGCTTCGGTCAAAGATAAAATAAAAGACGACGATTTCGATGTGGACGCGGAGCTGAAGCAGCCGCCGGTCACAAAGCCCGGCGACATCTGGACGCTGGGACGGCACCGACTGGTCTGCGGCGACAGCACCAAGGCAGAAACCTTCTCCGCTCTCATGGACGACCGCAAGGCAAATCTGGTCGTAACGGACCCGCCCTACAATGTCAATTATGAAGGCAGCGCTGGAAAGATCAAGAACGACAATATGGCAAATGACGCTTTTTACGGCTTCCTGCTGGCAGCGTTCCAGAACACCGAAGCAGTCATGGCAGACGATGCCAGCATATATGTTTTTCATTCCGACACCGAAGGGCTGAATTTCAGGAGAGCCTTTTCGGATGCCAGTTTTTATTTGTCCGGCTGCTGTATCTGGAAGAAGCAGTCGTTGGTGCTGGGTCGCTCCCCCTATCAGTGGCAGCATGAGCCTGTGCTCTACGGCTGGAAGAAAACCGGCAAGCATCAATGGTACAGCGGGCGTAAGGAAACCACCATATGGGAGTTCGACAAGCCTAAGAAAAACGGCGATCACCCAACCATGAAGCCCATTCCGCTGCTGGCGTACCCTATTATGAATAGCTCCATGAGCAATACGCTGGTGCTTGACCCCTTCGGTGGCTCCGGCAGTACGCTCATCGCCTGTGAACAGGCTGACCGCTCCTGCGCCACCATTGAGCTCGACGAAAAATACTGCGACGTTATCGTGAAACGGTATATCGAGCAGGTTGGCTCGGCAGATAAGGTTTCTGTACAGCGCGACGGACTTACCTATTCTTATGCGGAGGTGGCTGGAAAATCAGACTGAACCACACAAACGCCGCCGCTTCTATTTGGTACATATATATCGTGGAATCGCCTTGCTATTTACGGCCTTTAGAGTGATATATGTATGTACAAAAAGCCGATGCATCGGCTCAAAGGAAGGTGGCAATCACTATGGAAAACACATTTGAACTCAGGTACAACCTGACCGGCAGCGACAGGAAACGGCTGGTCACAGCAATGGCGGAGGCTACGGGCTGCGCGGCAAAATACAAGGGCGCTCCAACCTTCGCCTACGAGGTGGACTACTTTACGGTTGACAAGAATGGCACCGTCAGCTTCGATGACCGCGCCGACAGCGAGGAAATCGAAAGGCTCATCGAGCAGCTGCACGAGCAGGGATTTGAAGCGGAGCCGCAGGATGCGCCTGACGATGACGCGCCGGAAGAAGCCGGTGACTCCCTTGTTATCTCCTACCCGCGTAAGGACATCAGCGACGCGGTGCTTGAAAACCTGCGACTGCTGGTGGCAAGCAAGGAATCGCTCATAAAAAAGGCGCTGGGCGCGGATGCTCTGCCGATTGAGGTCACGGACGAGACGGTCAACTTCCCGTGGTTTAATGGTTTCCCCTCGCCAGAGGAAATCAGCGCCTACGCCCATTTCACGGGGAAGCTCATCGGTATGGCTAAAACGCAAAAGCGCGTCACTGCCAAGGAGAAGGACATCGACAACGAAAAGTACGCTTTCCGTTGCTTCCTGCTGCGGCTCGGTTTCATCGGCGACGAGTACAAGGCGGCGCGTAAAATTCTGCTTCGCAACCTAACAGGCAGCGGCGCTTTCAAGAGCGGCAACTCCAAGACACAGGAGTACATCGAGAAAATTGAAAGCGACGCCGGTCTTTACGATGACGTGATGAGCCTGCAGGACAAGGAGGTGGCTGACGATGAGCTTTCCAAGTAAAGAGCTGGTCGAGAGCCTCCGCAAGTATTACCCGGTCGGTTGCCGTGTGGAGCTGCTCCGCATGGACGACCCACAGGCGCCGCCAGTCGGCACCAAAGGCACCGTGCGCGGCGTGGACGACATCGGCTCGGTCATGGTTGCGTGGGACAACGGCTGCGGCCTGTCGGTCGCTTACGGCGAGGACTTATGCCGGAGGTGTGATGATGACTGAGAAAATCAAAGAGCAAATCCTCGCCGTGCGCGACACCAGTCTTACCAATATGTTCGACGTAAACACGGTGCAGCGCATCGCAAACGACATGGGCTTCTTCGAGCTGGTTGTGTATTTGGAGGACAATCGCTGCGAATACACGCATTTCATCCTCACCGGCGAGGCATAAACTACACAACTATATGCGGTATAATCGCCTCAAAGATTGTGCTATATATTGCGGTTTATATCTTCGAATTGCCTTGCTATTATGTGCTTTTAGAGCGAATATGTGTATAACAAAACAAGGGAGGCACATACCATGAAAAGCACAAAGACGATGACCTACAAGGAGCTCGAAAATGAACTGCTCAAGAATCGCTGCGAACTTCGCACCGCAAGCCTTGAAAGAAAAAGAGAGCTCATCAGCCGCGACCACGACCTGATGGTCGAAATGGACAGCCGCTGGAACAGCAAGAAAAACTGAGGAGGACACGACAATGACAGACAAGCAGCTTAAACAAGCCAAAAGCCAGCTCCCGCAGGGCGAGCGCTTCGACCGGGCTTACAGCGCCTTTGAAGGCGGCATTCGCCTGATTTCCAAGGATGACGAGGGACGCGAGTTCCGCTACAAGGTAATCTTCGAAGCAGACGACAGCGTCCGCATCGAACGGTTTTAAGGAGGATGGCACCATGTGGAAAGAAGGAAGCCTGAAGGTTCACGAGAGCGTTTTTCACTACTGGATGAAGCAGTACGACGAAGGCAGCGAGTTTGGCATCGACGGCGGTCGCATCAGCAAGCTGACGCTCAAGCGGAACGGCACTATCGTATGCAACTACGACAGAGGCTGGGACGTCGAGCCTGCAGACCCGGACACACAGCTTGCACTAGAAATCCTGCTTCACGGTGAAAACTACTAAAAAATAGCCGAGAACGCGCCGGAGACGGCGTGTATCTCGTACAGATAGATTTGTAAAGGCACCGGAGGGTGTCTATTTTTATGCTCTGAGGGAGGCGGCAAGCATTGCGAAAACTGAAAAAGTATAAACAAACGCGCTTCAAAGCGTCAGATTCCACCTATGATAAAGCCGCCGCCGACTACGCCGTCTCGTTCATCGAGTCGCTCTGCCATACCAAAGGCACCTGGGCGGGAAAGCCCTTCGAGCTCATCGACTGGCAGGAGCAGATCATTCGTGACCTTTTCGGAACATTGAAGCCCAACGGCTATCGGCAGTTCAACACCGCCTATGTGGAGATTCCGAAAAAAATGGGCAAGAGCGAGCTGGCTGCAGCTATCGCTCTTCTGCTCACCTGCGGCGACGGTGAAGAGCGCGCCGAGGTCTACGGCTGCGCCGCCGACCGCAATCAGGCGTCCATTGTTTTCAACGTTGCAGCGGATATGGTGCGTTATTGTCCAGCACTCTCTAAGCGGGTGAAAATTCTTGACGCCACCAAACGGCTCATTTTCCAGCCCACCGGTAGCATCTATCAGGTGCTGTCCGCTGATGTCGGCAATAAACACGGCTTCAATACCCACGGCGTGGTATTTGACGAGCTGCACACACAGCCCAACCGGAAGCTGTTTGACGTCATGACAAAAGGTAGTGGCGACGCGAGAATGCAGCCGCTGTATTTTCTCATCACCACCGCCGGAGACAACCAGAACAGCATCTGCTGGGAGGTACATCAAAAGGCGCTGGACATCATCGACGGACGCAAACATGACCCGACCTTCTATCCCGTTATCTACGGCGCGGCGCAGGAGGATGATTGGACTGACCCGAAGGTGTGGAAAAAAGCGAATCCCAGCTTGGGCATCACTGTGGGCATGGACAAGGTCAAGGCGGCGTTTGAGTCGGCTCGGCAAAATCCCGGCGAGGAGAACAGCTTTCGGCAGCTTCGGCTCAACCAGTGGGTCAAACAGGCAGTGCGCTGGATGCCGATGGATAAATGGGATAAATGCGCGTTCCCAGTCAACGAAGCAGCGCTGGAAGGTCACGTCTGCTACGGCGGGCTTGATCTTTCGTCCTCCACCGACATCACTGCTTTCGTGCTGGTCTTTCCACCCAGCGACGAGGACGATAAATACTGTATCCTGCCGTTCTTCTGGATACCGGAGGACAACATCGACCTGCGCGTCAAACGCGATCATGTGAATTATGACCTTTGGGAGCGGCAGGGTGTCCTGCAAACCACCGAGGGCAATGTTGTTCACTACGGTTTTATTGAACAGTTCATCGAACAGCTCGGCGAGAAATACAACATCCGCGAGATTGCCTTTGACCGCTGGGGAGCCGTTCAGATGGTGCAGAATTTGGAGGGCATGGGCTTCACGGTCGTGCCCTTCGGTCAGGGCTTCAAGGATATGTCCCCGCCCACGAAGGAACTGATGAAGCTGACGCTGGAGGAAAAGCTGGCGCACGGCGGCAATCCGATCCTGCGCTGGATGATGGACAATATCTACATCCGCACCGACCCCGCCGGTAACATAAAGGCGGACAAGGAAAAGTCTACCGAGAAAATAGATGGCGCGGTCGCCACCATCATGGCGCTTGACCGGGCAATTCGGTGTGGCAACGAAACGGGCGAAAGCGTTTATGACAAACGCGGTCTTTTATTTATCTGATGGAGCGTCCTCAACAACATCTTCATTGATGAGTTTGCCGGTCTTTTTATAGCGCAATCCCTCTTTCGTGCTAAAGATTGGTTCACCCAAAACATACTCGCCATGGTAGAAATCAGATATGTTCATGCCAAGTGCCTCAATGACCCGGCAGGCAACCTGAAACGAGGCAGTCTTTATGTTACGGTCACCGCTTTCAAAACGCTGGTAGCTTTGAAGCGGAATATTCGCTTTCTCCGCAACCTGCTTTTGTGTCAGACCAAGAATGACACGATGTTCCTGCAGAATGCTTTTCGCATTCGGATGCAGTAACTGAAAACCATCTAAAGAGAAATTTTCCATAGTGTAACCTCCATATGATATACATCCAGCTGGATGTTTTAATGATACAGCCATATGGAGGTAAAGTCAAGAAATATATGCAGCCGCTTGGCTGTATTTTTAAGGAGACTCCCAATGAGTATTTTTTCAGGTATGTTCCGTTCCCGGGATAAGCCCCAAAACAGAACGGCGGGCAGCTCGTACAGCTTCTTGTTCGGTGGTACCACGGCTGGCAAGGCTGTGACGGAGCGCACCGCCATGCAGATGACGGCTGTCTACTCCTGCGTCCGCATTCTTGCGGAGGCTGTGGCGGGACTGCCCCTCAATCTGTATCATTATCTGCCGGACGGCGGCAAGGAGAAGTCCTTCGACCATCCGCTGTATCGCCTGCTCCACGATGAACCGAACCCGGAAATGAGTTCCTTCGTATTCCGGGAAACGCTCATGACGCATCTGCTGCTCTGGGGCAACGCCTACGCACAGATTATCCGCAACGGCAAGGGCGAGGTCGCGGCGCTGTATCCGCTTATGCCGAATAAAATGACGGTCGACCGCGACCAGAGCGGGCAGCTCTATTACAGCTACAACCGCTCCTCGGATGAAGCACCCACCATGAAAGGGTCAACGGTCATCCTGAAGCCTTCCGATGTGCTGCATATTCCCGGCCTTGGCTTTGACGGCTTGGTCGGCTACAGCCCCATCGCCATGGCAAAGAACGCTATCGGACTTGCCATCGCCACCGAGGAATACGGCGCGAAGTTCTTCGCCAACGGTGCGGCACCGGGCGGTGTGCTGGAACACCCCGGTACAATCAAAGATCCGCAGCGTGTCCGGGATGCGTGGCAGTCCCAGTTCGGCGGCAGCGCCAACAGCGGCAAGGTCGCCGTGCTGGAGGAGGGCATGAAATACACGCCCATCGGCATCTCCCCGGAACAAGCGCAGTTTCTCGAAACGCGCAAATTCCAAATCAATGAAATCGCTCGAATTTTCCGGATACCGCCGCACATGGTGGGCGACCTTGAAAAGTCGAGCTTTTCTAATATCGAGCAGCAGTCCCTTGAATTCGTGAAATACACCCTCGATCCGTGGGTAATCCGCTGGGAACAGTCCATCATGCGGCGGCTTCTCACCGAGGACGAGAAAAAGCAGTATTTTGTGAAGTTCAATCTGGAAGGCCTGCTTCGCGGCGATTATCAGAGCCGCATGACAGGCTACGCCACCGCACGGCAGAACGGCTGGATGTCCGCCAACGACATCCGGGAGCTTGAAAACCTCGACCGCATCCCGGCCGAACAGGGCGGCGACCTGTACCTCATCAACGGCAATATGCTCCCGCTTGCCAATGCGGGTGCTTTTGCGAATACACCATCTACCGATAACGGAGAGGAGGAAACCGAAAATGAACAATCCGAAGAAGTTCTGGCACTGGAAAAACGAAGCCAACACAGAACCGGAAGCGGAGCGGGTGCTTGAACTTTACGGCACCATAGCGGAGGAAAGCTGGTTTGACGACGACGTTACGCCGCAGTTGTTCCGCGATGAGCTGTTTGCGGGCAACGGCCCTGTGACCATCTGGATCAATTCGCCCGGCGGCGACTGCGTGGCGGCAAGTCAGATATATGCCATGCTCATGGATTACAAGGGCGACGTCACCGTGAAAATTGACGGTGTGGCGGCATCGGCGGCATCCGTGATTGCTATGGCGGGTACAAAGGTGCTTATGGCACCGACCGCGCTTATGATGATCCACAACCCCGCGACCCTTGCCATTGGCGACAGCGCGGAGATGCAAAAGGCGATAGAAATGCTCTCCGAGGTTAAGGAAAGCATTATCAATGCCTATGAAATCAAGACCAATATGCGCCGTTCAAAGCTCTCGCAGCTCATGGACGCGGAGACTTGGATGAATGCGAACAAGGCAATCGAATACGGCTTTGCCGACGGCATTCTGGAGGACGAGAAGAAGTCCCCGGAGGCCGTCGTTTCTTTTGCCTTTTCCCGCAAGGCTGTCACCAATTCGCTGCTGAACAAGCTGGCGAAGAAATCCGCTCCGACGCCGAAGCCGGAAGTAAAAACCGAAGGGCGCTGTGTTGACGAACTCAAGAAGCGGCTGAACGACATCAAAAACTATATTTAACAGGAGGATTTGATTATGAACATCGTAGAAATGCGCGATAAGCGCGCGAAGCTGTGGACCACTATGGAGGGTTTCCTCGATACGCACCGCAGCGAAAAGGGTGTGCTGTCTGTTGACGACGACACCACCTACAACAACATGGAGAAGGAACTGAACAACCTCACCAATGAGATCAAGCGCATGGAGCGCCGTGACGCCATTGAGGCGGAGCTTGCGAAGCCCGTGGGTGTTCCCATTACCGAAAAGCCCATGAAATCCGGCACGGATGAAAAGCGCGGTCGCACTTCCAACGCCTACAAGGAGGATTTCGGTCTGCACCTTCGCGGCAAGCATCTGCTCCATAATGTTCTTTCCGAGGGCGTTGACGCCAACGGCGGCTATCTCGTCCCGGAGGAATTCGAGCGTCAGATTGCAGACGCTTTGAAGGAAGAGAATGTGATGAGAAAGCTCTGCAAAATCATCACTACCGCTAACGAGCGCAAGATTCCCGTTGCCGGTACGCATTCCGTTGCGGCGTGGACTGCCGAAAACGCGGCTTATACCGAGAGCAATCCCACCTTTGACCAGAAGACCATCGACGCATACAAGCTGACCGACCTTATCAAAGTCAGCATCGAACTGCTGGACGACAGCGCATTCCCGCTGGAACCCTACATCGCACAGGAGTTTGCCAATGCCTTCGGCGTCGCCGAGGAAACGGCGTTCTGTGTCGGCAGCGGTTCCGGGCAGCCTACCGGTCTCTTTACCGCGAACGGCGGGACTGTCGGCGTCACGGCGGCCGGTGCAACGGCTGTCACCGCTGACGAGGTTATCTCGCTCATCTATGCGTTGAAAGCCCCTTACCGCAAGAACGCCAAGTTTCTTATGAACGATTCTACGGTCGCGGCGCTCCGCAAGCTGAAAGATGGAAACGGCGCGTATCTGTGGCAGCCTTCCGTCCAGGCGGGTCAGCCTGACAAGCTGCTCGGTTACGACATCTATACTAGCCCTTATGTCCCAGTCATGGCGGCCGGCGCTTATGCCATTGCCTACGGCGATTTCCAGAACTACTGGATTGCTGACCGTACCGGCAGAACCGTTCAGCGTCTGAATGAGCTTTATTCCACCAACGGTCAGGTGGGCTTTGTCGCCACCGAGCGTGTGGACGGCAAGATCATCCTGCCCGAGGGCATTCAGCTTCTCAAGATGCACGCTTAAGGAGGGGTGACCGATGAGTTATAACACAAAGAACTATACCGAGCAGGGCGGTGAGAAAACCGTAATTGGCGGGACGCTGGAAATTCTGGAGGGAGCCTCGGTAACGGGGCTTCCTTCTTCCTTTACTCCTGCCGAGAATCAGGCG